TTACCAAATGAAAACCGTCGATCAACTCAAGCCGAATTACGGCCCCGTGTATGCCGCCGCAATGTATCCAGACCTTGCCGCCATTTTCCAGAGTCACGGCTATGCGCTCTCCGTTCACGGCAGCCTTGCCCGTGATTTTGATCTGATTGCCGTCGCGTGGGCAGCAGAGGTATCCGACCCGTTAGTGGTATTATGTGCTATCATGGAGCAATTCGCAGTGACAATCAGCCCCGATTCTCCCGCCATCAAGAATCATGGGCGTAAAGCCTACACTCTAATTTGCGGATTCGGGAACTGTCAGATAGATCTTTCATTTCTTCCAGTCTTAATACCGCCCGTTGATCCCAGCGATTCCAGTCCCCCAAGGGTTGACTGATTGCGTCTCCTGCACGCCTCCGCGGGTGTCCCATTCCTGATCGTCCATCGCCTTTTTGGCTTTGCCCCAACTGATCGTTGCAGCCTGAAATTCACCTTGGTCCTCGTAGATCACAGCCTGAATCCCGTATTTCAGCGCCTGAATGTTGTCGATGTAAACGACATCTGAAGTGCTGGTGAGCGGGATAAATGCACGCTTCACGATGCAAGTTGCAAGGTATTCGTCCGTGGTCTCGGACGGAACCTGCGGGCAGTTGAACCGGCGAAACTGGCTGATTCCGTCTCCGGCCGGCAGGATGGCGTAGATGATTCCGTCCGCATCTTTCATCATGGTGTCCGCCGGCAGGGATGCGTATTCCACCTTGATGACGCTGGAGATGGCGTTCGGCGGCATCAGGCGCTTGGCGTTGGCAATAGTTCCGGTGGTGGTCGCGGTCCACTCCTTGTCGATCACGATGTGTGTTGCGTCGGTCACTGATACTACGCGCCATGTCGCATTGTAGCCGGTGCTCGCGCCAGTGATCGTGATGCCCATGTTGGCGACAAGGCCCGTGCTGGAACTGACAGTGAGAATCGTGTTGCCATCGCCGGCATCAGACGCTGCCGAGAACGTCGGTGCAATCGCATGAAGCGGAACCGCCGTCACAAGGTAGCCGTCCACCGAGTCGTTGTAGGTCACGGTCACTACGTCTCCGGAGGCAAATGCAGCCGTGGAAGTGAAGATGAATTCATCCGCACCGACAGATGCGATCTCGGACATCAGCGGGAACAGGCCCTTGTCGATGAAGCCAAATGTTTCGGATACCCCATTGGAAAGCGGTCCCGTTCCCGGATGCTGGGTCTCGTATTTCAGGCTTCGGATGACGACCGGGACATCGTTCAGCGTGGCGCTGATGATTGCGCTGTATTGCGGCGGAAGCGGGAAGTAACCGGAGGAAACGTCGGTCTCCCACTCGGTCAGTAGGCACTGGTAGTCCCCTTGCTCGTAGAGTCGCGGCAGAACCTGGTTGAGCATTCCGACCATGGTTGTCGGGCTTGGTCCGACGGCTGGAAGGTATCCGGACAGAACCGAGGAAAGTTGGGAGACGGTCTTCATTTGTGTCCGGCAGATTATTACGCGAATGCGTATTGGTCAACGGATGGGATGTGCGGTAGCTGAACGCTGCCATGAAAACCATATTTGAGCACCAGTGCGCAGCCTGCGGGGAATATTCATTCAAATACCACCCGGATTCCCATCAGGGGTCCACGTCTTTCCGGTGGGTTTGCGACGAATGCAGGGCTGAGATGAACCTTGTGTTTTCCGACGGCGGGCAATCTGTTGAGCAGACGCCAACCGGAAGGCGATGCGAGCGAACCATTGCGCTCCTTGTGATGCGCAACAATCCAAGGTTCATGCTGATCCGCAAAGGTCTCGCCTGGGATGGCGACCTGTCATCCAAGCAATTTTTCTACGAAGAGCACACCTGCCCGTCGAATCTTCTGAAATCGGAAGAAATCATCGCTGACGGCGAGGTCGATCCGCATGGGATCTTTGAGCTTGTCGAGGAAGTGATCATCACCGGTCCGAACGCTCGGGATGAGGATGAAGTGATCGAGTCGTTCAAGGCGTTTGCCGCTGAGAAGACTGGACTGAATTACATCCACAGCGTAAGCGTGGCCAGTGGATGGGACGTTGGGGACGCCTAAGCAGACAACGGCACCCAATCCCCAAAGCCACCAGGAGCACTGAGCCCCACGATGTCCATCTCGCGGTAAATCTTGTCGATGTCCTTCTCGGGGATTACGTGGAGCCCGCGTTCTTCCGAGTAGAAGTTGTGTCTGGTGCGGCACAAATCCAAAATTACCATAAACGCATCTGCTAGGTCGGGGGACTTCCCGGTTCGATTCCGCATCTCACCCTTGGATTCCATCAGCATCCGCTCACCATCGCCGCCCTTCACGGTCTCGTAGCGACGGGATTTCATCTCAGCCTTCAGGTCATCCGGGATGTTTGCCAACTGACCGCCGCGAAGGAACTCGATCCCTACGCCCCAAAGCTCGGACACCCGGTTCACATACTTCTTGGATGCCGGCGTCCTGTCCGTGGAAGACACAGGCCGCTCGGATGCCTTGCCGGCAAAGTTCACGCGGACCACATCACGGCCGATGGACTGAACCAGCATGTCGCCGTAGGCAATGCCGCCGGTATTGTCGAAAGCGAAGTTCGACGGGTGGATTCCTTCACGCTTCAGCAGTTCCTCGACTTGGAGGCGCGTTTGGATCGTGAACGGCGTCGTCTTGTCGGATGCGTTCTCAACCAGAGCGGTGTGATTGACGTATTGCAGGCACATGAGCCCGTCCTTGTTCCGGCCGAGAAGCGCCCACATGAAGATGGACCGGTCCCCCTTGGATGACCATGCAGGGTCAAGGCCGGCGACTTTTATCGGAGCGTCCTTGCCCCACTCGACCGGCTCCTTTTTCATGTAGGCGTTGAAGTCCACCTCGGAATACAGGACGCTCTCGACGCCCTGAATCGGCCAGAACCCTCGGAAGAACCGGTAGAACATCGGGCTGTTTTCCCCGTGTTTTTTCCGCTCCTTCTCAATCGCCTGATACGAGAGCATGTAGGGGTAAACCTTCTTCTTACTCAGGTAGTTCGGCGACTGGAGAACGTCGAACCTGATGGCTTTCCCGTATTTCGTCTCCCACTCAAACGAGCTTTCGTCGATGGAATTCCAGCCATCTACCGGTTCGCTCATCTTCCCGAACGGATCTTCGTAGTCCTTCGGATTGCTCATGGCGATCATCTGGAAGCTGGAGTTCGACATCAGGTTTGTCGTCGCAGACAGCACGGCCGGGGATAGTTCGCACAACTCATCAGCAATCAGCAGCACTTGCTTTCCTTTGATGCCGATCAGTTTGCCCATCGCGCCGGCTTCCTGCTTCGGTTCTGCCGCAATCAGGTTGATGGATGCCGAGTCGCTTGGAATTGACCCGTCCGGCGGCACGTATTGGATCATGTTCAGCGAAGACCGGATCTTGTAGTCCTTCTTCACGCGGTCAGGCAGCGCATTCCAAAGCTCGATCACCGCCTTCCAGATGCGTTTTTTAGCGCCCTGGATGGAGGTTGATGTGATCAGCACGGACGTTTCCGACGGCCACGAAAGGAACGTGCAGATTCCGTAGATGGCACCGCTGAACGATTTGCAGGAAGACGAGCATCCGGCGACCGAAAGGAACTGGTGTCCGCACGCCTCTTCCAGCATCTTGTCCACCCACTCGTTCCACTCGACCTTTGGGTTCTTCAGCGGCTTTCCGTTGGCGTCCGTGCGCCAGAGTAGTTCAACGCACTCGCGAAGGTGTCCGTATTTCCCGAGTCCGCCTACGTCCTCGGTTCTGCCAGCGCGAAAGCACTCTAGTTCGATGTCGAGGCGGGTGTAGGAAGTGCTCCGTTCCCACCAAACGCCGTAGAGGCTATGGTAAACCTCTCCTTCATCATCAGTTCCCCATGCGTCGTAATCCCAACAGTGGCCTTTCGTAGGCCCTTTCGGAGGATTCGGCGACTCGCCGGATTGCTCGATGATCTCTGATTGTGCGTCTTGATCCATCCGGAAAGGCTATCCGCGAATGCGTATTCGTCAAATCTGAGAAAACCGACACGAAAAGGCCGGAGGCATTGCTGCCCCCGGCCCGATCTCAACACACAAAGCGGTTACGCGACGGCGGTCAGATACTGGCCGACCAGATACCATCGCAGGCCGTAGGCACGCAGGGTGACGTTGGCTGCAACGACGTTGGTAAACGTGAGCACGTTGTAGCTATCGCCGCTCCCGCCAAGCCCGTCAGAACCATCAACGGCAATTGTATGAGCAAAAGCGGAACCGCTTTTAATCCAGATGATCCGACCCTCATCTCCGGCCGCCGGGGCAGCAAGCGTCACTGCCGCGGCAGACCCCTTGGTGACAACGAAGATGTCCCCAAGGCTGATGTCCACCGCGCC